CGGCAGGGATGGCACGGAACCTGCCCTTGACCTTCGCTGCGGCACGCATCTCGTCGTACCAGTCCGCGCCCAACGTGGACGCTGCGCTGCCGTAGATCGACACGAGCCGGGGCAGGAGTTCGATCAGGCCGTCACGGGCGGCGGTTGCTGTGTTGAACTCACGCCAGATCAGCGTCAGGTCCTTCTGTGCGAGCCCAGTCAACTCGGCGAGGTCACGCCGGTGCGCCGCCGTTAGCGTTGGCACCAGTCACCACCGGACGGCCAGCAGCGGCGGCGTCAGTGATCGCCCGCAACGCAGCCGACCCACCGATACGCCTCCGGTCGGCCAGCGCCCGCTTGATCTGCTGCTCATCCAGGCCCAGCAGCTCGAGCCCGATCTCAGTCTCGGCGAGCCACGGGATCGCGGTGATCTGCTTCATGCCGGCGTCAGCCTGAGCCGCACGGGACAGATACACGGGCGAGCGCCACTTGGTGTCGATCGACGCCCACTCGGGCGGAACCGTCGACTCGCCGTTCGCCATCGCCAGCGCGCGGGCGAGTGCCCGGCGCAGCGGGGGAGCCCAGTCATCCGTGGCGCCCTCAGCCTCAGCGATCAGATCCTCACGGCTGGCGATGTACGAGTCAGCCGACGTCGGGTTGCTCATGTCGGAGACGCCGAGCGACGACAGGGGGATCGACGTCTCGCCCGAGAACAGTTGCGCCTGCTGCTTGAGCTGGTCGATGTGCGGCTGCGGCGACGATGCCGCGAACTGCTTCACGTCGGCGCGCGGGGTGGCGGCGTCCTCGTCATCCGGGATCGCCTTGATGCGCCCGAGCATGATCTGCCACGACGCCTTCTGAGCGCCGCTCGCATCCTTGAAGATCGACTCGTCCGCGCCGAGCAGCCACATCTCGGGGAACGAGTAGACGTCCGCGTGACCCTCCATGCGGATGACCGTGCGCAACGCCTGATCGTGCAGCGACATGACAGGCCGCGAGATCCGCGAGGAACCGAACGGGCGACCCACCCGCGGCTTGTAGACCAGCGGCTCGGCGGGGACGCCCCACGGGTGCTTGGAACGGTCGACGGACCATCCGCTGCTGTCGTGCTCGGCGGTGATCGTCAGGCCGTCGAGGTAGAGCGCAAGCGACGTCGGCTTGCCATCGTCGCGACCCGTGATCGACAGCAGGTTGTCAAGGTGGCGCGAGCGCGGGTTCCAGTCGCCGGTCGCGCTCATCGCGTCCTTGACGTGGATCAGCCCGGCAGGCTCACCGATCGACTCGTCGCCCATGGTGTTCACCAGGAACGACGTGCCGTGGATCAGGGACGAGATCAGGCCCGACGAGACCTCGGTCCCGAGGCTGTTCGCTTCCCACGTCTCGGCGAACCCGATGTCGGCGAGGTCACCGTCAGGCCACACGAACGTGTCGAGGTTGCAGCGGCGCGCGAGGATGTCGACAGCCTTCGCGGACCAGCCGAGGACGACGCCGAGGCGGTAATACTGCGGCGGGATGATGCTCCCGATCTGGCGCAGCGCCCTCTTTCCGTCGTAATAGCTGGCGCGCAGGAGGTTGCGCGGCTGCTTCTCGTCGAGCTCGCACAGCAGGTGGTTGAGGGTCCGGTCCTCGTCGTCGCTGAGCCCGGGAAGGGCGATCCTGTCGGTCATAGCCCCCGCCCTTCGTCTATGCGTTTGTCTATGCGACGGTGTACACTAGGACCATGCCGAGAGAGCCGATGAAGTCGCGGGTGATCCGCGTGCCAGATGCGCTGTGGGCGGCGGCCAGGCAGCGTGCCGACGAGAAGGGCGAGACGGTCAGCGAGGCCGTCCGAAAGTTCCTAGAGAGGTACGTGCGATGACACTGACCGAGTTCCTGCTGGCACGGATCGCAGAGGACGAGACCGCAATCCGGGCACGGTGGAAGGGTGGCGACGTGACAGACGACTCGTACTGGGGAACTCCCTATCAACCGTCTCGACTTCTGGTTGAGTGTGATGCGAAGCGGTCGATCATCGGTCTACTAAGTGCCGACGCGCGGGACACGCGCAATGCCATACGGCGGGTTTGGGCCGCCGAGATTCTATGCACGTTGGCCTTGCCCTACGCCGATCACCCAGACCACCTGCCCGAGTGGAAGCCGTAACGACGGAAGGCAGGCTAGAGCACCGTCGCCCTCCTGCTGTCGCTACCCGTGCGGCCCGCGCCGCTCTTGCCTGTCGTCACCGCGTGCAGCGCCAGGGTCACCGCCTCGAGAGGTGTCACATCGACGTCGGGCGAGAGCGGCTTCCATCCCCATCCGCCCGCCGTGCCGATCGTCCGTCTGCCCGCGCCACGCACCGCGTCGTCGAGTTGCTTCTGCGAGGAGTGCGTCAGCGACGCCGCCCGGATAGCCTCCGCGGTCATCGCATGAGCGGCGATCACCTCGTCGACACTCGGCGTGCAGATGATCCGCGCCGGGATCTTCGCAAGCCGAAGCGCGTTGACGAGCGCACCCGCTCCCGCCTTGCCGTCGACAGTGATCCGCGAGCAATTGCGCCAGCGGGTAGACAGCCACGTGACGAGCCAGCCCGTGCCAGCCGCCATGTCCTCGACCTTGATCAGCTCAACGTGCGGGACACCCACAGCAGGACGCAGAGCAGCCGCCAGGGCCACGCGCGAGCCGTCCGCGGAGAACCGCACCGCGTAGGCGATCCGACCATCCATCGGGGCCGCTGTATGACCCAACGCATCCCACTTGGCCCAGTCGATCTCGGACGGGGCGAGTGCATTGTCGTCATCCCACACGCCCATGCCCTCGCGGCGCCACGAGTCATCAAACGGCAGGTTCTTCCGCAGTCGCAGCATCGATGCCAGCGGGGTCCGCAGCGGGTAGGACGGGTTCGCGATCCGCCACTGCCCGTGGTCGTCGAGCGACGGCCCGCCAGGGCGACCGATGTTCTGGTCGGCGCCGGTCTCAACCCACAGCGCGTCGAACTCGACAGCCTCACCGCTGGCCCGCGCAGCCTCGACCTCGAGAGCCTCGCGGCGCCGCAGCGTGAACGCCTCACCCCGGTCTACCGGCCGCGGCGGGGTGCCCATGTAGAAGAGCAGGGCGCCGTGCTGGTGCTTGGACTGGTTGGTCGCCGCGACCATGTCCTCGAGCGCCTTCACGTCGAGGATCTGCGCCTCGTCGAAGACCTCGACGTCGATCTCCTCGAAGCCGCGGCCGAACCCCTGCGACCGGGCGCCGAAGAAGATCACCGAGCCGTTGGCGAACTCGATCGACTCCTTGCCGGACCCGCGCCGAACGTGCGCGATGTACGGCGCCACCTTCCGGCGCCGGGCGAGGCCCGCGAGTGCCCGGTAGGTGTTGGACAGCGTCGCCGTGTGATGCGCCGTCCACAGCACCCGCAACCCCGGGAACAGGGCGCACAACGCGAACGCGATGCGGCCGACGATGAACGTCTTGACGACCTGCCGCGGGATGCTCAGACCTACCCCGCCGATCGTCGCCGCGTAGAGCGAGTCCAACCGTTTGCCAAGGATCACGCGGCCCAGGCCGACCTGCCAGGCGTCGAAGACGACGCCCCACTCGCGGCACTTCGCCTCAACCGCCGGCCAACCCGTCGAGACGATCCCAGACGGGAGAACCAGATGCCGAGTGACCTCAGACAGCCGAGGCGTCGAAGGCTTCGTCGGAGACCGGACCACCGCGCGCCGCCTCCCGCTCATCCGCGGCGTCCATGCGACGGACCTCCGTGTCGAGGCGATCCATCTCCGCGATCAGTCTGCCGAGCGCGTGCGAGGGGACCCCCGCGTCGATCTCAGTAGCGATCTTCCGCCGGGCCATCACCAGGAACTCACGCCGACTGCGCTCGGTCGCCTCGACCAGCGTCTTCGGAGGTGCCGGGGGGTCCGGCTGGGCAACCTCGTCTGAGGTGACCGCATGGAGCTTGGGGGCACCCATTCGTCCACCCCCTCAGCCGTTTTTTCACTAGGGATAGATCGGCCCTATGCCGGTAGGGTGCCCCGACCTCGATCGAAGGGGTACCTCCCCCTGGTCACCACTCGCGACTGGTCACAACCTCGGTCGGTGGTGCGAGCACCCTGTTCGACTTGCGTCGGTTGCACTCGCGATGTGTGAGCTGGCAGTTGCCTCGCTCGAGTGGGTCACCTCCGAGCGAGACTGGAACCTTCTCGTCGATCTCTGCTCTGCGCGGGTCGGGTACGCAGCCCGTGCAGTCGGGGGTGATGCAACGCGGGCTGTGTTGCCCAGCCATGAGGTTGAGCGTCTTGTCGACCGGCTCGTGACAGATCGCGCACACGTTCTCGGCGGCGAGGATACGGCGCCTGAGTTGGCGTCTGCGGTAGCCGTTGGCGTTGCGCGGGTTGCCTGCCATCGCACCTACTTGCCCTTGCCGCCCTTGTTGCTCGACAGTCGCCCGTCCTTGGGTGTGCCTTTGCTTGGCTTGCCTCCGATGATGTCCATCTCCCTCGACGTGTTAGTCGTAGTACCCGAACCGATAGAGCGAGGCAACTACTCGCATGAGTAGGTCGCTGAACAGATGCGCGAGTGGCTCGTTGTAGTGCGTGAGCACGTCGACCGCGAGCGTGTCGGGTGCCAGCGTCGATGCGTAGATCGCGGTCGACGCATGGTGTATCTCGTGGCTAACGACCTGTGTGCCGAGCCGACCTCGAGCAAGCCGAACGACTGGAACGGTGACGCGCTTGTCGTCGTCCAGGTAGGCCTGAGTGATTCCAGCCTAGTTCGCTAGGTCGTTGCCGCTGAATCGCGTTCCTGCGTCGCACATCTCGGCCGGCGTGTCGTAGACGTGGACGATGACGCGGCGTCTTTCGCCTGTGGCCTGACTACTGACACGGATGAGCCTGGAGCCCATCGTCAGATCCTCAGTCGTGTGCGTGCAGGTAGTCGTCGTCGTCGACGGATGCGAAGTCGATGGATTCCCAGTCGACGGTCGTGGTTTCGACGATGCTCCGCCTGTAGAACCAACCGACCGCTATGGCGCGCCAACCCCGAACGCCGCCACTCAGGTGCCATCCGTCTGAGTCGCACTCGAAGGACATCCCAGCGAAATGCTTGGCCTGGGAGGGTCGATAGGTGAGGACATAGACATAGGGGCCGTTCTCGCCCATGCTCCACAGGTGTTCCATCGTCGCCCTTCTGAGTGTGTGCCTCGCCCGTGCCCGGTTTCCCGGGTCTCTATTGGTGGGTCCGGTGCCTGAGCGCCGGGCGAGGGGTAGGTGTGGCGCGCACCATCACCGTGCGTTGACGCGAGGTCGGTGCATGGCGAGAGGGTGCGCTGCCTATGTGCCGCCCATCCCCCTCGCCTTATGCCCAGGCTTCGAGGGTCGCGGTCGGCTGATGTGGGGCGCTGGCGCGTGATTCCTGGGCGCCACGGTATGTGGGGTTGTGCCGTGTGGCGAAGTCGCTGGGAGTCGAACCCAGGCTTGACGGGTTGGAGCCGTCCGTGCTGCCGTAACACTTCGACGGCATGACGATGGCCGGAGAGCGTGTGCTCAACCCGGCCGGTGCGCATGTTTTCGGGCATGCGTCTGTTGCGAAGAACCTTACAGCATGAACTACGTGGTTGTCATTCTGCGACACGCCCAACGAGGAGTTGGGTGATGTGGGCGTTGAGGTAGGTCTTCCGGCCATCGGCGTCGGTTCCGGTGGGTGTGATGCGCCCGCGGTGTTCCCAGACGTACACCTGGTCGGTGGAGAGGCCCCAGATGGTGGCGGCTTGGGTGGCTGTGACGGCCCTGTCGGGGTCGCGAAGCTTCTCGGCGGTGGCGTCGGTTTGGGTGTCGGTTTGGGCTTGGAGTTTGCCGAGCCAGGCTGATGCGTTCCATCGGGGGTGTTGCCCGTCAGGGGTGTTGCAGTGTCGGCAGATCGCGTCGGCGTGTTCG